TCCTTACGAACTAATATCGTCTATAAATGAAGTGACAATATCTAAACTAGAAGCAGTATTACTTTTAGCTTTTAATATGTCATTATTCTTTAAAACAATTTTTGCTCCGCCTTGAATTAATTCTATCGCAGAATTTGGTGGTACAACCACACCTTTGGCAAGAAAGTGATCATTACCTCCATTTTCTATAAAAACATCAACCTCAATAGTAGAAGTAAGAACGTTGCAGCATCTTATTCCGATAACTGCATCAAAGTCTCCACCAGTTATTAAAGTAACTTCGGATGTTCCGACATTTCTTTGTAAATCGTTTCTAAAATTTTGTGCCATAATTTATTCCTTTATAACGCAACAGCCATAGCAAGTGCAAATCCTGCT